GTTATAAATGCAAATTATCCATATGCCAAAAGGTTAGATGAAGGCTACAGTAAACAAGCACCTAGAGGTATGAGCAAACCCAGTTTGAAACAATTAGAGCGTGAATTAAGTAACGAATTTAGAAGGATATAATAATGGCCGCAGATCTTAAAACAAGAATAGTAATGGACACATCGGATGCCAAGAAAGGCATCGATAAGTTATCGGGTGCATTTAAGGCCTTAGTAGCAGGTGCATCAATAAAAGAGTTTGTAAGTTTAGGTGACGAATTTACACAAATAACTAACAGATTAAAATCCGTAAGTGATAGTAGTGCTGAAGCCAGCAGATCTTTTGAACTGGTTAAACAAGTAGCAGGTGCTACTCGTAGTGATCTAGGATCAGTAGCAAATCTATTTACAGATTTAACTATTGCAACAGAAGAAATGGGCCTAAGTCAACAAGAAGTAGCCGGTGTTGCAGGAACATTCTCAAAAGCCTTAAAGATATCCGGTGCTGACGCCGGAGCAGCCAGTGGTGCTATTAGACAGTTCGGTCAAGCATTAGCATCAGGTGTGTTAAGAGGTGACGAATTTAACAGTATAATGGAAGCCAACCCTGCCTTTATGAGAGCAGTGGCTAAACAATTGGATGTTAATGTAGGTAAGTTGCGTGAGATGGCGGCTGAAGGACAGTTAACTAGTGATGTGTTAGTTAAAGCAACACAGGAAATATCCGGTAGTATAGATGAGGATTTCGCTAAAACAATTGCAACAGTAGGCGAAAGTATAACAAACTTAAAAAATAACTTTATAGAATTTATAGGTAAGATACAGGAAAAAACAGGTGTATTCACTATAATGAGTGATGCTATCAATACTGTAGCAGATAACCTAAACATAGTAGTAGGAATACTAGCCGCGGCATTTGGTGCAATGGTTGTAGGACAAATTATAACAGTTACCAAATCTATACTTGCATTAGGTGAAGGGTTTAAGGGTGCGGCAAAAGCCGCCGCAATTATGCAGGGTATTATAGGTGGCCCAGCCGGTATAGCCAAAGTGTTAGGGGGACTTGTAGCAGGTGGTGGCGCATTATACTTAATGGATCAGATATTTGAGGACACCGCAGAAAGCACAGAAGATCTTAATAATAAAATGGAGGATCTGCAGACAAATGCAGACAACTTAGAAAAAACATCTAAAGAGATGTTGGAAGATACTAAAGAAAAAACAAAATTAACAAAAGAAGAAAAAGCGGCCGCTGATGAACTTGTAAGAATAACTGAAAGACAAAAAGAAGAGTTTGAAGCCATAACTGGTGAATTAGAAATAGGCAGAGACGAATTACAAAGACAATTAGATTTACAAAATGATCTAATATTTGCAACAGACAGTCAAAAAAATATTATAAATGCTATAGCAGATTTAGAATCCGATAGAACAGACGAATTAAGGGACTTAGCGGCATTAACAACAGTCAGTAATGCAGAAAGACTAGCAAAAGAACAAGAAATTAATGAAGAATATGATGCAAGAATAAAATTAACAAAAGATCAATTAGAATTACAGAATCGTATTAACAGAGCAGGAGAATCGTTCAAAAGTACTTTTGAACAAGCCTTTGGTTCTTATAATGATGCTTTAATGTCTTTAGAAGAACAAGAAGACATAATAAATGCAAATAGTATGTTAGAAAGAGATCGATTAAAGTTTACACAAGAACTATATAAAAATATCGTTAATGAAAAAATACAATTAGTAATTGATTTAGCAGAGCAAGAAGAAAGGCTAGCAGAAAAATTAGGCAAAAAACGATCTGAATTAAGTGACGAAGAAAAAGCAAAAGCAAAGGCAATGGTCCAAGAAAGGATTGACGATAATAACAAAGCACATAATGTATTCATGGAAAATTCTGAACGATTCTTAGAAAAGTTTGATGAAATGACAGCAAAGTCCAGAGAGTTTGGTGCAGGATTCAAAGAAGCATTTCTAGATTTCGAGGATCAAGTTACAAATAGTGCGGCATATGGTGCAAGAATATTTGACACAATGGCCAGTGGTTTTGAAAGTGCTATACTGAATTTTGTAGAAACAGGTAAACTTTCATTTAAGGATTTATTTAAGTCATTACTTGTGGAAATAATTAAAATGCAAGCCAACAGGTTATTCCTAGCATTATTCTCACCACAAGGTGGAGTATTTGGAAGTTTGTTTGCAGGATTCTTTAACCAAGGTGGTTATATACCTGCTGGACAAATAGGTATCGCAGGAGAAAATGGACCTGAAGTTATTTCTGGACCAGCACATATAACAAGCACAAGAGATACAGCAAGAATGTTAGGTGGCGGTGTAACAAATATATACTACAGAATAGAGGCTACAGATCCTGCATCATTTCAGGCTCAAGTTGCCCGAGACCCGGAGTTCATATATAATGTAACACAAGCAGGTGCTAAGAGATCATTTTAGGAGTTAAAAGATGAGTCTACAAACAATTATAGATAACGCCACTTATGTAACAGTGGATAGAAGAGAACAAAGTGGTGCCACAATAAGTAGAAGTGGAAAATATAAAACAGCAGACAGAAATGTAAATGTATACACATTCAATGTAGGAATGCATCAAGGACTTACATACAGCACCAACAGAGGTGTTTTAGAAGATATATACTCAACAGGTAGCACTAATGAAGCAAACATAAGTATTAACAATAATAGTGGTATGAATTACTTAACTGCCTATCAGGGTGATTTATCAGGAAGTCAACAAGCAGAACTAACAGTAAACAGCACATTTGGTAGTGAAATATATGTTGATCAAACAGGAATAACCGGTGATACATCAGGATATACACATATAGTTAAGAAAGGTGATTATATACAACCTAAAGGTAACACAGATACTTATAGATATCCTTATCAAGTAACAAGCGATGTAGCATTTAATGGTGCATCTGCAAACACAACTATACCAGTACATAGACCTATATTAAGTCAAACAGGAGTAGCACTTACAAGTGGTGGTGTTAAACTTGGTAATGATGTTAGATGGCATGTAAAAATAACAACTTTACCCACATATAGTGTTGTACCACACGACAGAATAGAATTTTCAGACGATTTTGCAATGATTGAGGTAATCAGTTAATGGCTACTACTATCACACCAGTATTAGGTGATCATATAAGCACTTGTCTACTGATTGATTTAACATTAGACGGAACAACATACTATATAAGTAGTGCATATAAACCAGTTACATATAACTCAAATACATATACTGAGTTAGGTTCTTTTCTGGGTGTTAGTAGTATACAGGAAGATATCAAATCCACTAATGGTGATATAACTGTATCACTAAGTGGTATACCCAGTGAACAAGATTATTTAAGTTTAATCCTAACTACACCTATAAAAGGTGGAGACATAAAAATTTACAGAGGATTCTACGATTTAACAACACACGAATTAGATACAAGTCAAGTTTATTTAAGATTTAATGGTGTTATAACAAATTTCGCTATACAAGAAGACTTTAAGGCCACAGAAACACTAACAAATAGTGTATCAATAACTTGTGCCAGTATCAATAGTGTATTAGAGACTCGTGTAAGCGGACAAAAAACAAATCCAGATGAAAGAAAAAGAATCTTTACAAATGATGCAGTATTTGATCGTGTTCCGGAACTATTTAATATAACATTTGACTTCGGTAAAGAATACAAAGTCAGTGGTGGTGGTTATGGTGGCGGTAGTAACAGAGGCGGCGGTGGCGGAGGCGGCGGCCGTAATAAACAAAGAATAGCAGACGAAAAATAATGAAAGTAAGAAGAGCAACAATACAGGATTATGCAGACATAAAGCGATTAATGATAGACTTCGCTAATAACAATCCTGTTGAAGATTTACAACAACCAGAATACAATGATATGCATGTAAATCGTTTGCTTGATTTCTTGTCAAAAGAAGGTGTTGCTTTAGTATGTGAGAATGAAGATCATATAATAGGAATGATCTTAGCAACTGTACAGGGCGACATATGGCTACCACACATAAAAAGAATGACAGAAGTAGCATGGTGGGTAGAAAGTGAATACAGAGGCACAACAGCAGGTGCAAGACTGTTACACGAATATATAAAAATAGGTAAAGAATTAACTGATAAAGGTATTATATCAAGTTTCACACTAACTACATTAGCAACAACTCCTGATCTTAAGTTAGAAGACAGAGGTTGGGAAAGTATAGATTACAATTGGGTATATAGAGGTTAAGATATGGCAGTATTTTCAACAATAGGCGCCGCAATAGCCACAGGATTAAGTTTAACAGGAACCTTTATCACTACTGGTGTGTTCGCAGGTTTAAGTGCCGCTGGTGTAATAGTTGCAAGTATCGTAGCAGGTGGATTAGCAAGTGCTACAGCAAGAGCATTAGGTGTATTTGAACCACCAAATGTAGGAGACTCTGCAAGTGATCCTGGTGTAAGTATACAGTTACCACCAGCAACAGACAATAAACTTCCCATACTATATGGACAAGCATTTACAAGTGGTCCTATATTTGATGCCGCTATAAGTAATGAAAACCAAACAATGACATACTGTATAGCACTTTCAGAAGAAACAGATACAGGATCATTTAGTTGTAGTCAGGTGTTTATGAACGATGTAGAACTTGTGTTTGGTCCTGGTAGTAATGCAGTAAGCAGTCACAGAGACCCAAACCAAAGTACAACAACAGATTACAATGGTAAAATAAGATTAAATATATATCAAGGTGGTAGTGCCGCAGGTAATCAAATATTCCCGGCATCAGGTGCAACAACAGCCGCAACGGCAATTGTGCCACACTGGGGTGCAAACCATACAGCAAACGCAATGGTGTATGCTGTACTACAAATAGATTATGATGCTGAAAATGGATTAGCAGGTTTACCACAAATGACATTTAAGATGAATAACACATTAAATAATCCAGGTGATGTATTATATGACTATCTTTCAAACAGCAGATATGGTGCTGGATTATCAAATGCACAAATTGATATAACAAGTATTACAGATACAGCAAATACATCAATGAAGGGCTTCTGTGACGAGCTAGTAGCATATACAGACAAAAGCGGTAATCCTGCAGTAAACAAAAGATATCAAATAAATGGTATGTTAAGTACATTTAATGCTGTGAGCACAAACATAGATAATATATGTAAAAATAGTGGAACATTCTTTACTTACAATCCCAAACAAGGTGAATTCGCGGCTATACCTAACAGAGAACTAAGTGCACCAGAACTAGCAAACTGTTTAGTTTATAATGACGACAACATAGTAAGTAAAATAGATATTTCAAGTACAGAATTATATTCATTGTATAATGGTGTTGAAGTGACATTTATGGATCAAAACCGTAAAGATCAAAACAACACAGTATTAGTAGAAACACCTGCACTTGATAGAAATGCTAACGAACCAGATAATATACTTAAATATAATTTAGATTTAATAAACGATAATATTCGTGCAGAAAGATTAGCAAACATAGACCTTAATCAAAGCAGAGTGTCAACAGTTATACAATTCTCAGCAGACTTTTCAGGTATACAAACAGATGTAGGTGATGTGATTAAAGTAACTAATGATCTATATGGCTGGAACGAAAAATTATTCCGTGCTATGCGAGTGACTGAAGTTCAAACAGCAGAAGGTATGGTAACAGCACAAATAAGTGCTATGGAATATACATCACAATACTATGTTGATCCGGGTGCAACAGAAACACCAGATATCGGTATTATAGATTTACCAAGATTACCTATTATACCTCCCATATACATACCACAAGTATATAATGGTAGTTATGGTAATGTAGATGCTTTACCAGGATCAGTATTTGGTAATGTTATAGTAAACGACACAATGCAAGTGTTTGGTGCAGGTGCTCAATTGGAAAACGCTGGTTTAAGCACCACAACTACATACCCAAGCGGATTCCCAAGCAATACATACCCTAACTATTCAGAATTGATAACTCCGGAAGTATATGATATAAGTGGTGTTGATCAGGGAGATTATACATTTACAGCAGTCGCTAATTTAGGTGGCACACTACCAGTAGGTGGTTATGATGTAGGATTTAGAAATAATGTAACAATTCAATTTGCAAACGCAACACATAGTAGTAATCAAACCACTGGCGGCGGTGGAGTAACATTTACAAATATAGATGGTGCACCTCCTCAGTTAACAGATACTAAAAAAGTTCCTGTA